CGAGCAACAACGCTCCCCTGGTGACCGGCGACGACTACGCCGTTCTGGCCGGCACGAACGCCGGCATCAGCTTCGCCGAGCAGGTGAACAAGACCGAGGCTTACCGGCCGGAGGCCAAGTTCGCCGACGCGGTCAAGGGCCTGCTGCTGTACGGCTCGAAGCTGGTCCGTCCCGAGGCGATCGCGACCGCTATCGCGTCGCAGACCTGATCGGAGCAAGAAAACATGCCGCGCACAGTTATCACGCCGCGAGCCCTCGCGGCCAACGGCAGCCTCGACGGCGCCACGGGCCCCGTCACCATCGACGCCGCCCTCGTCGCCGCCGGTGCGATCGTCAACCGGGCCATTCCCGAGCGGATGCTCATCCGGGTGACCAACACCGAAGGTTCGACCAACACCGTCACCGTCAAGGCGGGCGACAACCCGCCGGCGCTGGCCGCCGGCCAGGGCGACCTGGTCGTCACGGTGGCCGCCACGACCGGCGTCCGGTACATCGGACCGCTCGAATCTGGCCGGTTCCTCAAGCGACTCGATGACAGCTCCGTCAATCAGGGCGGCAGCATCTACATCGACTTCGAGACGGCCATGACGGGCGCCATCGACGTCCTCACGATTCCGCGAGCGACCTGATGGCCGAGAAGGAACACGGCTACTTCCGTGGCACGGGCGGGGTTGTGTGGCGGATGGACCTGCCGCTCAACCTGCTGATGTCCGAACAGCTCGCCAAGCAGGAACTCGTCCGCGTCGAAGCGGTGTGGGTGCCTGGCAACGGCGAAGGCGAGCCGGGCCACTACGAGGCGACGGGCATGTACTCGGGCCCGCCCACGCCTGTCACGGGCCCGCCGCTGCCGGTCGACCCGCGCGACGACGAGATCGCGCGGCTGCGCGCTCGGATCGCCGAGCTGGAGACCGAGCCGGAGACCGACGACGACGCCGAAGCCCACGAGGCCGAGGCGAAGGTACGCGCCGACGTCGCCGCCGTCCTTACGGCCGCCGCGTCCAAGGCGCCCGCGAAGTCCGGCGGCGGCAAGTAGCTGCCGCGTTTACACGCAGGAGGAGGTTGAGGTCCGTTGGCTGACACACTCGCGACAGCAGCGGACCTCAACAACCTGCTGCAGGTCACCGTCCCGGCCGCGCAGGCGACGCTGCTCCTCGAGCTGGCGACCAGCGTCGTGCAGAACGCCGTCGGGCAACGCATCGTCGACATCACCGACACGGCGCTGATCGACGTCACCGACTACTGCACGCCGTGGCTTGAGCTGCCGGAACGTCCAATTAGGTCGGTCAGCCTGGTGCAGATCGACGGGGTGACCGTCACCGACTGGGTGCTGCGCAAGCAGAAGCTGTGGCGTGCGGTCGGGTGGCTCAACCGCGTGTCGCCGCCGTCGCAGGCCGCCGTCACCTACGCGCACGGCTACGTCGCCGGGTCGCAGTACCTGCAGCTGGCCCGGAACATGACGCTGTCGCTGGCAGCCGCCGGCTACGGCAACCCGACCGGCGCCGCCAGCGAATCCATCGACGACTACAACGTGTCGTACGAGGCGGCGATGTCGCGGATGGAGCTGACCGAGTTCATGCGTGCCGCGCTGGTCAAGGCGTACGGCCGCGCCGCGCACATCACCGTCACCGACGAATGGGACTGACCTGATGGCTACGCTGCAGTGCTACGGCGGCGGTAAGACGCCAAGCAACGCCAACCTGTCCACCGCGCAGACCGGCAACGGTGTGTCGCAGAACATCATCGACCGGGCTGGTGGCTCGGCACCGCCGGCCGGCTCGGCGCTGTTGAAGATCACCACGACGGTCGGTTCGACGCCAACCGTCACGATCAACTTTGAGGGCAGCGCGGACGGCGTGAACTGGTTTAACGTCGCCTACGCCACCGCCGCCGCCCCCGAAACGGTCGTCGTGACGGCGGTCGTCATCACCAGCGCCACCACGAACTACTACATCCTGCGGCCCAACCATCCGTGGCGGTTCCTGCGGCTGAACTACTCGGCCAACACGAACGTCACCAGCACCGCCGACGTGTGGGCGTTCTGAGTGAGCCGCGCGTCGGTGCTCGCACGCGGCCGGGCGTTCGCCGCGCAGGGCATGATCGACACCTGCCTGATCCAGCACAAGACGGGTGAGCTGACCAACCCGACCGACGGCACGACCGTACCGATCTACGCAACCGTGTACCAGGGCCCGTGCCGTGTTCAGCAGGCGGCGGCGCCGTGGGCCGGGCCCGCGACCGTGGGCCAGGCCGGGATCGGACTGTCGGCCGCCGAGGTGCAGCTGCCCGTCATCGGCAGCGACGGCATCAGCAAGGACGACCTGGTCACCTGCACGTCGTCGACGAACGACCCGGACCTGGTCGGCAAACGGTTCTCGGTGCAGGGCACACACCACGCCACGCACAAGACAACCCGCCGCATCCCCATCCAAGAGATCATCGGGTGACCCGGTGGGTGTGACGGTCGTCGGCCTGGACGAGCTGATCCGCGACCTTGAGGCCGTCCCGGCGAAGGGCCCGGCGAAGTTCCGCAAGGTTGTGTCCAAGGGCGCGCTGAACGTCAAGATGGCGTGGCGCCGCCGCTGGCTGCCGGAGATCGGCCGCCCGCCGCAGAACCTGCCACACGCGATCCGGGGCCTCGGCTACGACACGTACGAGCGCGGCACGAGGTTGGGCGCGCACATCGGGGTGCATCACCTCAACCCGCAGGCGGCGCTGGTGCATTTCCCCGAGTTCGGCTCGGTCAACAACCCGCCGACGCCGGCCGGGATGCCGTCGCTGCTTGAGGAGGAGCCACGGTTCGCGCAGGCCGTCGCTGACGCGGCTGTGGACCTGCTGGAGGGCCGATGACCGACTCGCTCGACAACGCGCACGCGCAGGCGGTCCTGAGCCTTCTGCAGGCCAATGGGGCGCTCGCCGGCAAGGTCTACGACGGGGTAGTGCCGGCACCGTTTCCCGAGCTGCCGTTCGTGCTCGTTTACACGAGCATCGAGTGGCCCGCCGGCGACGCGGGCATGGGCAACGCGTTCGACCACGACTCGGTGACCTGCCGCGCCACGTTCATCGTGCATTGCGTCGCCGCCAACTCGGAGGCGTGCCGCACGGTCACGATGCAGGTCCGCGAGTCCCTATTGGACGTTGCCCCGGCCGTGACCGGCCGGTCGTGTACCCGGCTCACTCTCGACGACGCGCAGCCGGCCGTGAAGGACGAGACGACCGGCAACGTCGTCATGGACGCGGTCGTGACCTACAGCTACGCATCCGTGCCGGCCTGAGAGCACACCCAACCAACCACGCAAGGAGGCGCCGGCAATGGCGGCTATCACTCCATCGACCGTGCCCACGACCGGGCTTCTGGCCGCTCCGGCTGCGGTGTCCGCATCGGACACCATCGCCGGCGACCTGGTCCCCGTCACCGGTGGCCTGCTGCTACGGGTCATCAACGGCGGCGGTTCGCCCGACAACGTGTCGGTGTCAGACGGCGGCGTGACCGCCGCCGGCAACCCCGGCACGGTGACACCGGTCGCGGTGTCCAACGGCACGACGAAAACCATCCTCATCACCCGCGCCAACGTCAACACGTCGACCAACCTGGTGACGATCACGCACTCGTTCACCACGTCGGTCACCTACGAGCTGCAGCGGGTGTGACATGACCGAGTCGCCATTCGAGCCGGCACCCGACGTCACCGACTGGGTGTGGCTCAACCACGACGGCGGAGTCCCCGCCCACTTCCCCGCCGCCGCCGCCCCCTTGTGGCAGGCCCGGGGGTGGAAAGTGTGCGACCCGCCACCCGAGATCGACCCCACACGCATCGAGCAGCCCGCGAAGCCGGCAGCCCCGGCGAAGTCCAAAAAGGAGTAACCCGTGCCTGACTCGCTTGCTGATGGCAGGACGCGCGTCGCGTACGTGCCGGCCATCGCATCCATCGCCGCGCCGACCACGTCCGAACTCAACGCCGGGTTGCTGCTCAACTCGATCCTCACCCCGGACGGGCTGATCGGATTCGAGCCGACCACCGCCGACGTTCCCACCGACGCGCTCGACTCGGTGTACGACACCGTCGACAACGGGCGGATGTCGTTCTCCGGCACGATGCTGCGGCTCAAGAAGCAGCTCACCGGCGACACCGCGTTTACGACGCTGGTGCGTGACGTGACCGGCTACATCGTGATCCGCCGCGACCTGGCGTCCACGACCGCGTGGGCGTCGATGCAGGCGGTTGAGGTGTACCCGATCAAGTGCGGCGACCGGCGCCGGCTGGCGCCGGAAAAGAACGCCGTGTCCAAGTACGAGGTGCCCACCAAGCCGTGGGTCGCGCCGAACCTGTACGCAGCGGTCGCCTGATGGGCGCACCGTCGCCACGGAAAAAGAAGCCCGACACGAAGGCCATCCTCGCCGCCGCGAGGCTGCCCGAACGCTCGGTCGACCTGTGTCTGCGCGGCGACCTGGTCGCGCGATGGCAGGAGCTGGCGCGCGAGTTCGTCGACGCCGAACGTGAGGACAAGGTCCACGCGGACCTCGACGGCGGCAAGGCCCGACCGCTCGCCGAGCAGATCGCGGCGCTGCAGGACGAGATGAGGGAACACTCCCTCGTGCTCAAGCTGCACGCGCTGCCGCGTCGCAAGTGGACCGCGCTGATGGCCGCGCACCCGCCGCGTGAGGACGACAAGACAGACGAACTCCTCGGCCTTAACCGGGAGACGTTCTACGACGCGCTCGTGCGCGCGTGCGTGGCCGAGCCGGCGCTCGACGAGGACGACTGGGCCCACCTCGACGAGGTGCTGTCCGACGGCCAGTGGCAGGCGCTCAACAACGCGGCGTGGGCTGTCAACGCCCGTGACGTCGACATCCCTTTCTCGCGGGGCGCCTCGCAGATTCTGGCGAGCTACGCGCCCGAGTAGAAACCGCGCGCAGCCTGGGGATCAGCCTCAAACGGTCGGAGGGATGGGAGCCGACCGAGACGCACGAGCTGGTGTACGACGGCGACGTGCATGTGCGCACCGTCGTCACCCGCGAAGTCGAGTGGGACGACGAGCAGCAGGCGTGGATGTTGGCGCTGCACCTGTACGAGGCGCAGCGCGGACCGTGCGGGCATTACCTGCCGCACACGACCGCGCCCGAGGCGGAGGACCGTTACGTCTCCCCGGAGCCGCGCAGGTGCCACGCCTGCACCGCAGTCGCGACGCGACGCGCAGCCTACGACGACACACCGCACCCCAACGCGCTGCTGTTCCACGCCGAGCGGAGGTAGCACGTGCCGAGTCGGAAGGTCGCGGTCGAACTCGAGCTAGAAACGGCCCGGTACAACCGGGGCGCCGCCGAGGCCGCCGCCGTCACGCGCGGCGTCAAGGCCGCGATCGACGACCTCGGCGACGAGGCCGACAAGACGTCGGTCGACATGGTGGAGCTGGCGACCAACACCGACCTCGCGAAGCACGCCGTGGACGACCTCGGCGACGAAGCGGTCGGCACAGCCGCGCAGCTCGGTCTGCTGGAGACAGCCACCCGGCGTGTCCTCAGCAACGCCGCCGGCGGCGGAGGCGGCCGGCGGCGCGGGTTCCGCAATTTCGACTTCTCCAACACGTGGTCGGAAATGCGCGGCCAGCTGCTTTTCGGCCTGGTCGGGTTGATCGCGGTCGCGTCGCCGGCGATCGGCGCGATGATCGCCGGCGCGATCACCACTGCCATCGGCTCGGTCGCGATCGGCGGCGCGATCGCGTCGGCGATCAAGAACGCGAACGTCCGCGCCGCCGCGTCCGAGTTCGGCTCGTCGATCTCCAGCATGTTTTTCAGCCTCGGCAACAAGTTCACCACCGTCATGCCGATCATCACGGCGTTGAAGGTGCTCAAGGACGGCTTCCGAGACCTGAACCTGGCGCGCACGTTCGAGATCGTCGCCCCGTACATCGAGCTGTTCGCCAAGTCGCTGGCCGCCGCCGGCCGGGCGTTCATGTCGCAGTTCAATCCCGCCCTCGAAGCGGCGCGGCCGACGCTGACCATGTTCGCCAAAGACCTGCCGTCCGTCCTCTACTACCTGGGCCAAATGTTCCGCACGATGGCGGAATCCAAGGGGACCGTGATCGGTCTGCACCTGCTGATGAAGCTCCTAGCCGGCACGTTCCTGTTCATCGGGAACTCGGTGGCGTGGCTGGCCGAACGGCTCGTCGACCTGATGCAGATTCAGGCCAAGTTGTACGGCGCGCTGGAGGACATTCCCGGGCTGGCGCAAGCCACCGGCGTCGACTTCGCCAACCTCAATGACATCTTCGAGCGGTTCATCGCCGAGGCCGAGCAGGGCATCCTCACCGCCGCCAACATGACCCGGCAGCTGCTGGACCAGGCCGATGCGACGCAGACCACCGGCGAGGCCATGTCGGAGCTGATCGGCCTGTCCGACGACCTGTACGACCACCAGCGCAACCTCATCACGGCGACGATCAACTACGAGCAGGCCCTCGACGACCTGCGCGACGCGCTCCGCGAAAACGGCGCCACGCTGGACCTCACCACGCAGCAGGGCCGGGACAACGCAAGCGTTCTGCTGCAAGGCATCGAGGCGGCCAAGGCGCGGCGTGAGGAGCGGATCCGCGACGGTCAAAGCATCGGGGTGGCGAACATCCTTTACCAGCAGGAGATTGACCTGCTGGTGACGCAGGCCGCGAAGTACGGGCTGAACCGGCAGAAGGTTGAGGAGTTCATCGCCGCGCTGCGTAAGGTGCCGGAGTTCACCAAGGCGCAGATCGTCCTCGAGCTGGAGCTGCACGGCATAAAGCCCGGCGAGCACTCCGGCGCGTTCATCGACCAAAACCCGGATTTCGTGCCGACGTTCCCGCCGGTCCCGATCCCGGTCGCTCACGGCGCCCGCGCCGGCGGCGGCCCGCTGAGCGCCTATGGCGCGTACCTGGTCGGCGAAACCCGGCCGGAGGTTATCCAGATGGGTTCGATGGGCGGCTACGCCTACCCGTCGGTCGATTCGTGGGCGGGCACCGGCGCGTCCGCGCCCGAGGTCCACGTCTACATCGGAGACGAGGAGCTGCGCGGCATCGTCCGCGTCGAGGTGCGCGAACGTGACCGGCACACCAGGCGCCGCGTGATGGCGGGGGTTGGCTGATGGCCGTCGGCTTCGCTCAGGTCGGCACATTCGTAACCGGCGCTACGTCGGTTACGCTGCCGCTCGCGGCTGTGCCAACCACTCTGCGGATC